CGGCCTGGTATCGGTAAACCGTGGTATGACAAATTCAAAGGAGACCTTAAAAAAGACTTCATCACCTCAAGAGGTGTGAAAATGAAACCCCCAAAGTACTATGACGGGCAACTTGAAATTGAGTCACCCGTCCAATATGAAAAACTAAAAGAGGAGCGCAAACAAAATGCTGTAAAACACAATAACAAACCAGATTATTTTAAACGCCTTGAAGACGGGCATAAAATTAAAACTAAACGAATCAAAAACTTACCAAGGATACTTAACAATGAAAACTAAAATATTTGTGATCTATGACGTAAAAGCCCAATTTTATAATAAGCCGTTCTATCTACAAAATGACGCGATCGCTATTCGGGCGCTAACAGATTTAAAAAATGATCCAAATACAGATATCGCAAAGCATCCTGAAGACTTCATTCTATTTGCGATCGGCGAATATGATGATGAAACAGCCGAAATCAAATCACATGAACCTAAGGTAATGTGTCGTGCTCATGAACTAACTAATAATGAAAAGGATCAATAATCATGAAGTCAGTAATGAAACATAAATTTTCTGAAGTACCACGCGCAGAAATACCGCGCTCTAGCTTCAATCGTTCTCACGGTGTAAAAACAACATTCGACAGTGGCGAATTAATTCCGTTTTTCATGGATGAAGCTTTACCTGGCGATACCTTTAACTTAAAAACATCGGGCTTTGCTCGTATGGCCACACCTCTTTACCCAATTATGGATAACCTCTACCTCGATACATTCTATTTCGCGGTTCCAATTCGTATTATTTGGGATAATTTCAAAAAAATGATGGGCGAACAGAACGACCCAGATGATTCCGTCGATTTTACTTGTCCAACACTTCCGGGTGTTGCTTCGACTGGTTACGCAGAAAACAGTCTTTATGACTATCTTGGTATACCAACAAAAGTAGCAGATCTTGAAACAAATGCGTTCTTCACTCGAGCGTATAATTTGATCTATAACGAATGGTTTCGTGATCAAAACCTGCAAAATTCAGTGAAGGTAGATAAAGACGATGGGCCTGATGATCCTGATGATTATGAAATATTACGTCGCGGTAAGCGGCACGATTATTTTACTTCTGCTCTGCCTTGGCCTCAAAAGGGGACTGCTGTTGATCTCCCTCTTGGTGATACTGCTCCTATTGACGTCAACATTAACGGGAATATAGGTAAAATACTTGATAAAAGTGATGGATCCAATGCTCCAGGGTCGTATACCTTAAAGCATGATATCCAGTTCCTCGAAGATTCTAACGGTTTGTCCTTAGTTTACGATCCAAACGGGACATTAGTTGCCGATTTATCAAGTGCAACATCTTCAACAATAAACCAACTAAGACAAGCATTCCAAATTCAGAAAATGTATGAAAGGGATGCTAGAGGTGGTACTCGGTATACAGAGCTTGTAAAATCACACTTTGGTGTATCATCACCAGATTCAAGACTACAACGGCCAGAGTATCTTGGTGGTGGGTCAAGTCCAATAAATATTACTCCAATAGCGCAAACTTCTGAAAGTGGAACAACAGCTCAAGGAACACTTGCGGCTATGGGTACTGCATCATTCCAAAAGCATGGCTTTACCAAATCATTCACAGAGCATTGCGTCGTAATTGGTTTGGTTAATGTAAGGGCGGACCTAACATATCAACAAGGACTCAATAAAATGTTCTCGAGAGAGGACAAACTAGATTTCTATTGGCCTGCACTTTCGCATATTGGCGAACAAGCCGTATTAAATAAAGAAATCTATGCTCAAGGTGATTCAAATGATGATGACGTCTTCGGATATCAAGAACGCTTTGCGGAGTATCGTTATAAGCCTTCTACGATTCATGGTCAATTTCGATCAAATTGTACGGCCTCTTTGGACCCTTGGCACTTATCTCAAGACTTTGCTTCGCTACCTTCGCTTGGCGCCACGTTTATCGAGGATAATCCTCCTGTGGATAGGGTTGTCGCTGTTCCTTCTGAACCTGAGTTCATTGCTGACTTTTATCACCAACTGACATGCGCTAGACCGATGCCGATGAATGGCACACCTGGCATGATTGATCACTTCTAGGGGTATAAAATATGAGTTGGGCTGCTGCGGCTTCCTTTGGTGGAAGTCTTATATCAAACGTCGTAAATGCCAAAATGGCGGCTAAAAATCGCAAATTTCAGGCAAATATGTCGAATACAGCGCATCAACGAGAAGTTGCAGACCTGCGAAAAGCAGGTCTGAATCCTATCCTTTCAGCAAAACTCGGAGGAGCATCTACCCCTCCAGGGAATGTTGCAACGATGGAAAACTCTGCAAAGGCAGGCGTTGAAGCTTACAATCAAACTAAATTAATAAAGGAGCAAGTCAACAACATCAGAGCTGATACAAATCTAAAAACATCACAAGCCAGGCTTGCGGAAAATAACATTGATCTTATGGTTCAAAATATGATCAAAATCCAACAGGAGACAAAAAACCTTCAATCAACGAATAAATCCGTTGATATGGAAAACGTCCTAAGACAAATGGACGTGGATATGTTCACGGATGCTGAACTATTAAAAAATGCAAAAACCCTTGGGGTTGATACAAATACTCTAAAAAATCTATTAAACCTATTCTTTAAAAAAGGTAAAAAATAATGTCATTCTCACAAAAAGAGCGTAGACGCTCGTCAATATGCTTTAAAGACTCCCAGAGTCTCACTGAGCAGTCTCATAAAGAAAGCTGCGATATCCACACAATAATGCGAAAAGCCCGCACAACGGGAATTATCGAGCATGTGGCTAAACATAAAGGCCAATATGGCGTAATGCCAACAGGTAATGAATATCATCAAAATATGAATATCATTGCTATGGCCGATACACTATTCGAATCGGTTCCATCCGATATTCGAAAAAAATTCGATAACGACCCTGCAAAATATCTTGACTATATGCAAGATAATAATAACTTCGATGAAATTGAAGAAATGGGACTCGATACGAGTCACCTAATAAAACCAATAATTGAGCCTGAAAAGCCGATTATAAAAACCGATGAAATATCGGAAAAACTAGCTGAAAAAGATGAGTAAAGCTCGAACGTAAGTGAGCTTTAATTATCCTTTTCAGCCAATAAAAAAGCCCCCAAAAGGGGCTTTTGCGTTAGCACAGAACAATACTCTACTTGATGTAATTGTTCTAACTGACACCAATGTCTTAAAATTGGTTGTCAAAACAAAAAAGATTTACTATTCTAAAAATGATTCTTCTTACTCTTAAGGAAACTAAAAACTATCTATGAACACTCTAGTACTCAAACTTGCTCAAATAGCATTTAAAGCGGTACTCTTACCCCTGGTCTTTCAATTACTTGATGACCTAACAACATACTTAAATAAATTAAGTAAAAACTTTCTGGAGAAATAACATGTTTCGAAAAAAAATGAATAAACGTAAATCAAAAAAACTCTTTACCCGTACAGCGGGTATAAAGTCAAAAAATAGGACACGGAGTCCTATTGCACGAGGCGGTATTCGCCTCTAATGCCCTGCTATTATCCCATGCAGGGCTACCCGGCAAGCGTACCTAACGCAAACGGGAAAAAGCCCCTATCCTTTACGCGTCCCCATGGCTATAAAGGTGAAACTATCACTGTACCATGTGGGCGTTGTATTGGATGCCGACTTGAAAGGTCGCGACAATGGGCGCTACGATGTATGCATGAAGCATCTATGTATGACGATAATTGCTTCATCACTCTCACCTATAAACCCGAAAATATTCCTGAATATGGCACTCTTAAGCTAGATCACTGGCAAAAATTCATGAAACGATATCGGAAGGCGTTTCCATCAACAACAATAAGATTCTTTATGTGTGGTGAGTATGGTGAAAATCTCGAACATTCTAAAAACGGCACTCTTGGCCATCCTCACTATCACGCTTGCATCTTTAATCATGATTTCCATGACAAGTCTCTATATTCTATTCGTGAAGGGATTAAACTCTTTCGCTCTGTAACACTAGAAAAACTATGGCCTTATGGATTTTCGACCATCGGCGATGTTACCTTCGAATCAGCGGCTTATGTCGCTAGATACGTAATGAAAAAACAAATGGGAAAAACTGCTGACGGTAAAACAGCTCATCAATACTATGAACACTTAGATTCAGAAACGGGAGAGGTTATCGACCTTAAACCTGAATTCACAACAATGTCTCGTCGGCCTGGTATCGGTAAACCGTGGTATGACAAATTCAAAGGAGACCTTAAAAAAGACTTCATCACCTCAAGAGGTGTGAAAATGAAACCCCCAAAGTACTATGACGGGCAACTTGAAATTG